GGGAAGAGTGGGCTAGGATATTTCGCAGTTCACGCAGAGGGGACACCATTTTCACGAGATCGGTAGCCCCTTTTTCTGCCTCTTTGTCCTGCTTGAATCGAGCTATTTTCTTGAGCTTGTCCAGAGCTGTCAGGCAGTCCATGCGGCCTATCAAGGCATGAGCAATTCCAGCATCGGTGCCAACTTCCTGCACAAGGTACTTCACAGAATAGTCATCCAGTTTGGCCCATTGGGTGACTATTTTCCCTATCGTCTCATAGACGCTCGCTGGGACTTCCGGGTCAATGTGTTCAGGGTCATATGGTGCCCAGTTTCCCGTAGGCTTTCTGAAAGGCTTCACCGATTCATTCATCAATATCACCCGTACTGTTTGCTTTGCGTCGTAGAGGGATGTGGTGTTAGGAGTCCAGTGACGGACGTTTGCGCGTGTAGGCCTCATGCCAGATCAGCGCTGCCAAGCCAAATCCAGCTACACCGAGAACTGACTTTCCAAGCGGTAGCGCGCCTTGCGTGCCTATCCAGAGCAGCATGCCCACGACAGAAATGGCGAGCCCAGTAACCAGAATGAAAAGCACTGAGTCGTGAACGAGCGCTTTGACCGCGTGGCTGCGCTCTGCAGAGGAAAGCAGCACGCGCGCGACGAGCCAGGTCAGCAGGGCGGCTGGGAGTAGGGCCGCAACGTCTACGAGAGCATCTAAATCGTTCATACGTGGAGTTCTCAGATGGCTATGTGATCCTGGGGTCGAGCAAGATGGGGACATACTCGCAGTCTTCTGGGGCGACGACGCCGGCGAGGGGCAGGCCTGCAAATCGCAAGTTGATCCAGGCGTCCGCAACGCGAGGGATGCCGCGCAGTAACTCGGCCCATACTGCCTTTCCGTGGATTCGAAGCGGTGGAGAAACCACGGCACGCATTGAGTGTGCCCAAATCATCATTGCGCCCGCGCCGGCATAGTCCTTATCTTTTTGCATTTGCCTGAGCGCTGATCCAATCTTGAGAGGGTATGCCTCGTAGCCAGGGGGGGCCATACCATCCAGCGCCTCAGTGAGTTGGACACCAAGATCGGGAAGGTTGACACGCTGGCGCGTGGCAGCCACGAGCAAGGCGGCCAACTCGTCCGAAGTCATTCCTTTGAGGGATTGCACGAAAGAGAGCATTTCCGTCTCTTGTGACCGTTGAGCGGCGCCACTCGCCTTTCGCAGCAACCAATTCATCATGGCAGTGCTCGTGAAGTGTGCTTCTGTTTCGTCATTCTCATTTCGTCACACCTCAGCTAAAAATTTTCCACAGGACCACACAAGGACAAGTTGCCTCGGATCAGGCTGCCTTCTTGGGCGATGGGCTTTTTGTCGAGGTGGCCTTATGGCGCTGAACCTTGGACTTTGCGAGGAAGATAACTTCGTCTCGCTCATCCTGGGGAACGAGCTCGAAATCGGCGGACGATACCCCTGGAAGTGGCCATGGATCGGGGGCTTCGGTGGCAGCGGCCTTTCGTGCGTTTTCGGGATCAGGGTGGAGCAGTTCCCATGGTTCAAGCCCACACGCGCGTGCCAACTCGGCCAAGTTGTCGACTTTCAGTGCGACTTCGGCGCGCCGCACCCGATCAATGGTGGACCGGCCAACGCCAGAGGCAGCCGCAGCTGCCTCATTCGAGGCGAACTTCTTACCTGGACCAATGAGTCGGTTCAGGTTATCTGCAAGGATTTTCATAGCGCGTTTACCCATATTTGGGAATATGCCGGGATTCTTAGCCCAAGTGTGGGTTGACGTAACCCATAAATGGGTTGAGAATGCCGCGTATGGAACAGACCGAAATTCTCCCCCCCATCCTGGCCCGGCTCCGTGAGGTGAAGCACTCCGATCTTCCGGAGGTTGCCCGGCTGTCTGGTGTGCCAGAAAGCACCTTGCGCAAGCTCCGTTATGGAGAGGTCAAAGACCCGCGGGTTCAGACCGTCCAGGCGCTGCGCAACTACTTCGCAGGTGTCGACTTGGCACCCGCCGACCAGTCGCGGCAGGAGGCGGCGTGAAGACCCTTGTCGAACACATCGCCGCTGCGCTGTGGCAGCGCCCGGCCGTTCGCCGTTATGTGCGTTGGATGCGCGCGCCCCGCACATGGTGGGCACGCTGGCATTTCTACGTCGGGCTGGCTTCAGCTTTTGGCCTGCTGTGCCTCCTTTTTATCGTGCTGGACCGCTAGGTGGGCAAGGATGACTAAGACCATATGCCCCAGCATGGCAGCAAATAGCAGCGCAGCTATCCACCCAGCGATGTTGGTGAATTTTTCCAGCGGCGCGACCAGTTCCCCGCTGGTTTCTATGGATGTCTCGGGAAGCAATTTTGCGAGCGACGCCGTAAGCAGCGTCGAGGCCGTTGTGGCTCCCATCCATACGCCTCCCGCAACTCCCATCAACCATCCAATGGCATGCGTCAGGAAGTTGGCAAGCGCTTGGTACACCCGCGGGCGCGCATTCATCAGTGCAAAGCCGGCCCCATACAGCCCCAACAGAATCCCGACCATGTATTTCCAGTCCATGCCTTGCTCCTCCCGTGAGGGTTTCGTGTGTGAGAGCCGAAAGCATAGCCCGCAGGAGCAGAGCGCCCATTCAATGCACCGTAGCGCTCTCGCGCCCATCGGTAGCCCACGCCGTGCGGTCGCGCTCGGCGCGGAGCTCATCAAAGATATCCAGCACTGCTTTCTCGCTGGGGTCCGCAAAGGTCCGGCGGGCGATGTCCTGGGCGTGCTGCAGAAGCTTCTCGGTCTCGGTCATTTCGCTATCCATCGAATCTGTACCGCCAGTGTGCCCGGCGGCCTATTCCAGGGCATTCCTTTCCTTTTGAGCAGCCATGATTCCCATTGAACCGGCCGGAATGACCGGTCCCCACATCATCGAAACGGCCTTGCGCTTGGCAATGGCCAACCAGGCCCAGCGCCAAAAGCTGCTGGATGAAACGGGCTGGGATGCCAGCATGCCGTCCAAGATTTGCTCCGGCGCCACTGGCATCACGTTGGAGAAGCTGGACTCGATGTGTCGAGCGCTCGGGCTGACCATCGTCGAGGTTGGCTACATGGACTATCTGGCCCGCGGCAACGAAATTGGCTCGCGCTGCTGCAAGGCACGGCTCAGCCTGGGCAATTGCGGGGCACGGTAGCCATGCGCCAGCGCTTGCACAACCCCCGTTCGTTTCTGCTGCTGGGCGCCAGCCAGCAGGACGCCGCCCAGACCTTCCTGCGTAATCTGCCGCTGGACCCTGAGAACCCCATTGAGGTGGTCGTGCGCGAGCGCGTCAAGCCGCGCAAGACGAGCCAGAACGCCATGATGTGGGCTGGCCCGTTGAACGACATTGCCGAGCAGGCGTGGGTGAACGGCAAGCGCTACACCGCCGAGGCCTGGCACGAGCATTTCAAGCGGGAATACCTGCCAGAGGAATACGACGCGGCGCTATGCCTGGAGGGCTACGTCAAGTGGCAGATAACCCCGCGCGGCGATCGCGTGCTGGTGGGCAGCACCACCGGCCTGACGGTCAAAGGCATGGCCCAGTACCTGACGCAGGTCGAGGCCGCCGGTGCCGAACTGGGCGTGGAATTCCGCACGCGCGAGGCCCGGCCATGAAAAAAGCCGAGATTTCGGCACGTGGTGTGCGCAACAGTTCTCTCGTGAGAACCGCGCCCCTGACCCGCAAGACCCCGCTCAAGGCCACCACCGGCCTGCAGCGCACCCCATTCAAGCGCCGCGCGCCGAAGAAGCGCGCCGGCCATGAACCCAAGTGCCTGGCCGCGTGCCGCGGCGAATGCTGCTACCTGCGCTTCCCAGGCTGCGCCAGCTATCCCGAAGACCCCACGGTAGTGCCTGCCCACCAAAACGAAGGAAAGGGCATGGGGCTGAAAGTCCCCGACCGCTTCACCGTCCCCGCCTGCCACTTCTGCCACGCGCTCTATGACCAGAGCGGGATCGACCGAGAAATCAAGCGCGCCACCTTCGACTGGGCATATACCCGGTGGGTGCCCGTGCGCGCCAGCAAGATGGAGGCGCTCTGATGCGCGACTACGCCAAGATCGTCCCGACATTCTGGACAGGGAACACTGGCAAGGCCCTTCGCAAGTCTCCGGAAGGGGCTTTGGTGGCCCTGTATCTGCTCAGTTCTCCCCACTCCAACATGCTCGGGCTCTATTACCAGCCCGTCCTGTACATGGCTCATGAAACCGGATTGGGCTTCGAAGGGGCTTGGAAGGGGCTTCGCCAATGCATCGAAGTGGGTTTCTGTTGCTACGACGAAGCCTCTGAAATGGTGTGGGTCAAGGAGATGGCCGCATACCAGATTGGTGAGGCGCTGAAGCCCGCAGATAAACGCTGTGCGGGCATCCAGAAGGACTACGACGCACTGCCGGACAACCCCTTCCTGGGTGCGTTTTTTGATCGCTATTCCGAGTCTTTTCACCTGACCCAACGACGTGCTTCGTCGGCCGTTTCCGAGCCTGTTTTAACTGTTCAAGATGAAGCCCCTTCGAAGCCCCATCGAAGCCAGGAACAGGAACAGGAACAGGAGAAGGAACAAGAACAGGAAAAAAAGATACGCGCCGAAACCCGGAAATTCCAAAGCTCCGAAAACCCCAAGGCCGGATCGACGATCACTGCTGCTGACTTGCAAACCCGCGGTGTCGAACCGCAAGTGGCTGCCGACTTCCTGGCGCTGCGCGCGAAGAAGCGGGCGCCGTTCACGCTGACCGCGCTGACCGGCATCGAGCGAGAGGCGGCGATAGCCGGCATATCGCTGAACGCCGCGCTGCGCACTGCGACTGAGCGCGGGTGGCAGAGCTTCAAGGCCGAATGGGTTCGTGCTGACCAGGTGGGAAGCCTTCGTGCAGGCTCTGGAATGCCGCCCGCTCGGGCAGACCGCCGCGCCGCTTGGAACGCAGAACTGCAAGCCGTCATCGGCCAGGCGGATCAACGCCAGCTCCGAGAAATCGACATGGGAGTCATCGATGCAACTGGCACACACGACTGACGCTGTGCGCGTCCCGCCCGTGGCATGGGCCGCCCGTCTCATCGAGCGCATGCAGGCGCTGTACGGCGCGAAGTTCGCCCAGCAGTGGGATGGCATCGCTCCTGCCCGGCTGGCCGAGGTCTGGGCCGAAGAAATCATCGACTACACCGCCGAAGAGATCCAGCGCGGGCTTGCTGCATGCCGCGGCCGCACCTTCCCTCCCACGCTGCCCGAGTTCCTGGGCTTGTGCCGTCCGACCCTGAACCCGGAAACGGCGTACCACGAGGCCGTAGCCGGCATGTCTGCCCGAGCCCGAGGAGAGCATGGCACCTGGACCCACCCCGCCGTGTACTGGGCTGCCATGCGCGTCAGCCAGCACGATCTGCTGAACCAGGGCTGGCAGGCCATGAAAACCCGCTGGGAATACGCCCTGCGCGACGTCATGGCGCAAGGTCGCTGGGAACCCATCCCCACGCCCAGCCTCGCGCTGGTTGCGCCAGGCGGCACAGTGGCCACCCGCGAAGAGGCCCAGAGCTTCCTGCGGGAGATTCTGGGCAAGACCGGCAAGCCGCTGCTGTGCCAGGTCGAAGACCACCGCGCATGGGCGCAGCGTCTCGTTGACCGGGCAAATAGGGGCGAAACCGTTTCCCCGACCGCATTGCGCATGGCCCAGAACGCCATGGGCGCACCTACGGAGGCTTCCGAATCATGACTACACCGAACTTGACCGCCCAGGCCGACGTGGCGTCCTTGCTGGGCGTGAACTCCTACACCCTGACGCTGCCGTACCCGATCAGCGCGAACCGCTACTGGGCCAGCCGAACGGTGACGCCGAGAGGCAAGCCGTCGTTCACCAGCACCTACGTGACGAAAGAGGCCAAGGAATACAAGGCCCAGGTGCAGAAGCTGGCGCTGGTGGCCGGCGTCCGCAAGCCCATCGCCGGCCGGGTGCGCGTTGACTTCACCCTGTACCCGAACCGTCCCCAGGATTGGCAAAAGCGCATGCGCAAGGACGGCGCGGCTTGGGATGACAGCGTCATGTGCCTGGACCTGGACAACGCCCAGAAGGTGGTGCTGGACAGTCTCAAGGACGTGGTTTTCCAGGATGACGCCTGGGTGCGGGAGATCCACGCCCGCCGGGCCGAGCCGGACGAGTTCGGCGCGCGCCTGATGGTGGTGGTCACGCCGCTGATGACCTATGACCCGCAGGCGGTGCTGTTTGGTGCGGAGCGTGCAGCATGATGACTCCATTGCTAGCCAGTTCAAGCCATTTCGTTGGGCAGATCACTCTGGACAGGGTGAGTTGTGCCATCGAAAACGGATATGCGCGCTTCCAGCATGATTTTGGACATCTGTTGGCACGAGTAAAGCGCCTTCACAATCGCCGAACTGTAGACCGTCTCGGATGCGTCTATAGGCGAGCTCGTAGAAAGCTCACAAACGCCGAGAAGATCACGAACGTTGACGCAATGAGCGGCCAGCATGGGCTCATAGTCATAAAAGTCGTTGAGCGGAAGACTTGCTTCAATGCTTCTGGCCTTCGATATCCAGCCCATTACTTTGGCTGTGAAACGCTGTTCGATATCGGTCTGTGTTGTTTTGCTGGCATGGGCTACGAAATGCTGTATTCGGCGCACCGCACCATAGTGGCTCGCGCTGGACAACTTCGCTGCTCGTCTGCGTTCTTTGGTGGCTTGTGCTTGGCCGTGAAGTGCTATTCCGATAGCTACTACAGCCGCAGAAAAGGTCGCGATCGCAGCAGCCCATTGCGTCACTACCGGGTTGCTCAGAAAGGCCTCGGCGTCAATGAAGAAGAACGCAGCGAAAAGGCATATGAGCAGCAGGGCCAAAAACCCAGCTGTCCATGGAGCGGATCGCACATAAAAGATGCCGATCGCCCGAGCCCAAGATCTTATCGCCGTCACGCCAGTAGCCCCCAGATTGATTTTCGCGTTCGGACTTTAGCAGACCCGACGGTTGCCCCGTCTCCGTTCAAAGCAATGAGGTTCCTATGACAACCCACGAACAGACCGCGCGCAACGCGGAAATCGTCCAGCGCCGGCTCGGCGGCGAAGCCACTGGAGCCTTGGCGCTCGAATACGGCGTGACGGCGACGCGCATTGCCCAGCTGGTGCGCCGGCACCGAGAGAAGGCAGGGGAGCGGCCGAACGTCTCCCGCCGCAAAAATACGCCCGAAATGGTCCGTCCGCGCTTGCGCAAGGGAGAGCACGGGCTGTGGTACTGCGGCGATGCCGTGCTGACGCGTGCTGGCGAGACGCCCAGGGCCGCATACGATCTGTGGATGACGGCAGCCATTGCGGCCGCCCAGCCCCAGCCGCGCGCGAAGACTTCGCCACCCGTCGAACCCCTGCCGCCCTATACCGGGCCCGTCACCGTCGTGGCCGGCACCCGGGCTGCGCCGCGTGAGCTCGTCATGCCCGCGTCCATGCGCTTCGCTATGGAGCGTGCGGGCCTCGCGCAAGGGCGGCTCATCACCCTGAGCGGCACCTGACCTATGCGCCTGACGGACTTCGATTGGCCCGAAATCATCCTGGACCTGCGCCGTTGTGGCATGGGCCAGCATGAGATTGCCCGGAACATGGGGCAAGCCGTGGGCGAATCGATGGTCCGCCAGTACCTGGCCGGCGCGTCGCCCGCGCACTGGAGGGGGGAAATCCTGCTGACCCTCTGGGAAGAGCGGACCGGGCGAGATCGGGAAGCCGCTCCGCGCCGTCCGGCGGAAATGCGGCGCATCTCTGAGCGCCGGCCGCGAAGCCGGCAAACCAGCCATATGCCCACCGAACACTTGCCAGCCGTGGCGCATGCATACGGCCTCACCGTGCCTGCGCTGCTGCACCTCCTGAACAAACGCCCGCGGCGCGTCGTTGCGCCCGGGGAAACCCTCTCCCTGCCGGGATTCGAAGAATGACCAAACTGAACCCAAAGCAGGCCCGCTTCGTGGCCGAATACCTCATTGACCTGTCGGCCACGCAGGCGGCTATCCGTGCCGGGTACAGCAAACGAACCGCCGGATCGCAAGCCTTTGATCTCCTGAAGAAACCTGAAATCCAGGCGGCTATCGCGGAATCCATGGCGCAGCGGTCCGAGCGCACCCGGATTTCCCAGGACAACGTCCTCGATGAGGTCTCCGCCATGACGCTCTACGACGCCGGCGAGATTGGCAGCTACGACATCAGGAACCCCGCGGACGTCCAGAAGCTGCCTGAACATCTGAGGCGGTGCGTGGTCGGCTGGTCATGGGACAAGGCGGGGAATTTCGTCCTCAAGCTGGCCGACAAGCTCGGTGCGGCCACGCTTTCGATGCGCCACCTGGGCATGCTGAACGATAAGCTGACGATCACGCGCCCGCGCGTTGTGCGCCGCGACCTGACCGGCCGCAAGGACGGCGCGTGATGCAGCCGGAAATTCACTATGACTACGCCGCCCAGGGTCCGGTGCTGGCCGAGTACATAGCGTCCCGCGCGCCGCGGACGATGATCATGGGTCCGCTGGGCAGCGGGAAGACGAACGCCAGCTGCTGGCGGGCCATGGACATCATGTGCGAGCAGGAGCCAGACGCGCAGGGCGTGCGGCGCTCGCGGGGCGCTGCCATCCGGAACACCTATCCGGACCTGATGAGCACCACGACCAAGGACTGGCTGGAAATGTTCGGGGACCTGGGCCGCTGGGTGGCCGGTGGTCTGGAGCCGCCGACGCATTACCTGTCGTTCGACCTGGACGACGGCACCAGCGTAGAAGCGGAACTCGTGTTCATCGCCCTGGATAGGCCAGAGCATGAGCGCAAGTTGCGCGGCCTGCAACTGACCTTCGCCTGGCTGAACGAGGTCAAGGAGCTGGTCAAGGCCATCGTGGACATGCTGGACTTGCGCGTCGGGCGCTACCCGAAGGACGTCCGGCCCACCTGGTTCGGCCTCTTTGGCGACACCAACGCGCCGGATAGTGACCACTGGTACTACAAGCTGGCCGAGGAAGAGAAGCCCGAGGGCTGGCTGTTCCTGCGTCAGCCGGGCGGTGTGGTGAAGCTGGGCGATCGGTGGCAGGTAAACCCCAAGGCTGAGAACCTGGCCAACCTGCCGCCCGGCTATTACGAGCGCGGCATGCAGGGCAAGAAAGAGGACTGGATCAAGGTCAACCTGGGCAACCAGTACGGCTTTGTGGTCGACGGCAGGCCTATCCATCCAGACTATCAAGACTCGATGCACTGCCGCGCCTTCGAGTTGGATCCGCGCCTGCCCCTGATGATAGGCATGGACTTCGGTCTGACGCCCGCCGCGGTGTTTGCCCAGCGACGCGCCATGGGCGGCTGGCGCATCCGGTCGGAACTGGTGGCCACCAACATGGGCGCCGAGAAGTTCGCCCACGAGATCCACCTGCACCTGGCCCAGATGTACCAGGGTTTCCACATTGGCGGTTTCTGGGGCGACCCGTCAGGGGACAACCGCGCGCAGAGCGACGAAACCACGCCGTTCCAGATCCTGAAGGCTGCCAACCTGCCCGCCGTGCCAGCGCCGACCAACGATCCGTTGTTGCGTTGTGGCGCCGTAGATGGCGCGCTGACGAGGATCATTGATGGAGAGCCGGGCCTGCTCGTGCATAGCGACTGCAAGACCCTGCGCAAGGCGCTGGCCGGCGGCTACTGCTATCGCCGCCTGGCCGTCTCTGGCGAGCGGTTCGCTGACGCGCCGGTCAAGAACATGTTTTCGCACGTGGCCGAGGCGGCGCAGTACCTGCTGGTGGGCGGTGGCGAGCACCGACCGATGGTGACCCGGAAACGGCCTGAGGGGATCGTCCGACCAACCAGGGCGATCATGGATTGACCGGTTGGGATCGCAGCCACATCGACAGAATGTGCCAGGTTAGAAAGAAAATGGCACCGAGCAGGAACGTGGCTAGTTGATACTTGTAGGCTCGTTCTGAACCTTTCTCTGCTGGATCGAAGGCCTTCTCTCGTAGATCTTTAATGAGTTCCGCCTTCCTTTTTTCGTCTAGATTTCCCGCGGCATCAGTTCCCGCGGCAATTCTGTAGATCCGAGCATTTGTGTAGAGCACGATGGACATATGGTGCAGGTAGCGGCAACCCGCAAAGAAGCTCCATGACCAGCTGACCACTGCAAGTCCCAGGGGGATCAACGCCCAGTGGAGGATCGATTCTTTTGTTTGGGTCACGGTAAATCCGATGGCGGCGCCTACAGCGGTCAGCAAGAAGTAGGTGTACTTCTGCCGAAAGTCCTGTGCTGTCCGAGTCAGCTGAAGGCCCCGTTCGGAGTTGGTCTCAATGTCTTTACTCATCTGGCTTCCCTCGTAGAGTTCCGCATTTTCGCAGACTACTGCGCGCGCGCGTAGACA